CTTGATTCTTGCAGAAGATTCAGTACGAATACACCGACTTCAAGGTCGCGCTGAGGTTTTAGCAGATTTTCTCGAGGCGGTTGAAAAATCGCACGAGATTTTCGACCGGGTCAAATGACCCGATTTTTGTAGTCCTAGCAAACCATTATGTTGGACGGCACACCGGTAACCCCGACGCCCGAAATGCAGAGTTGGCGCTTTAAAGGAAATTTAAAATGGCATTGCCGAAACAAGTAGAAGCTCAATTACGTGAACTGGAACAGATCGAAAAACAAATAGCTGAGAGTCAAAACCAAGCGCCTTCGAACCCGGAGCCGCAAACGACAGAAGACCCTCCAGCTGATACTTCGACACCTGAACCCACCGTTGCGGAGCAAAAACCTGTTGAAACAAAGCCAGAACCGACAGAACCAGTTATAGCTGAAGAGACATGGCAGAGCCGCTATATTGCCCTAAAAGGCAAATATGACGCCGAAGTGCCACGCTTACACGCCGACTTACGGGATTTTAAGACTCAGTTGGACAAACTCCAAAAAGCCTCAGAAGCCAAACCAGTCGAGACGAAGAAGCCTGCAGTTGCTGAGAAGTTGGTTACGGATGCTGATGTTCAAGCATTTGGCGAGGACTTAATTGAAGTCCAACGCAAGGTTGCCCGCGAAGTGGCAGCAGAGTTTCGTAGCGAATTAGACGCCATGAGAGTCGAGAATGAGCAATTGCGAGAGCAGTTGAACACGACCGGTACTCAGGTATCTGAAGCAAGTTTTGAGCAACGTCTGTACCGTATGGTGCCGAACTTTAGTGATATTAACGTTGATCCCAAGTGGATTGCGTGGTTAAACGAAGTTGATCCGTTACTCAGAGCGCCACGATCTACTGTTGCACAACAAGCGTTTAACCGAGGCGACGCTGAAGGAGTTGCACACTACGTAACGATGTTCCAACAGAGCATTGCCCCCGTGGAGCGCAAAACCGATAAAACCGACGAACTTGAACGTCAAATTCAGCCAAATCGTGGTGCCTCAAGCGCCCCCAGTGCCTCTCCAAAAGGCAAGGTCTACAGCAACGCTGACATTGAAAAGATGTTTCGTAGAGCAACAGACTTGGGGACTAAAGGGCAAATCGACGCGGCAAAGAAACTTGAAGCTGAAATTGATGCTGCATACATGGAAGGTCGCGTAACTGCGTGATCCGTGTTACAGCGTTGAAACCCAACCTGTTATTTTTTAGGAGGCCAAAATGGCTGCTGTATATCCCGTCCAAGCTCCGTTTAATACGAGCACATCGTACTCCGGTGCGTTTATCCCCACCCTGTGGTCTGGCAAATTGCTGGCCAAGTTTTACCAAAACACAATGTTGTCTGAAATCGCTAACACCGATTACGAAGGCGAGTTGAAGAACCAAGGCGATACCATCCGTATCCGTTTGGCTCCTTCAATCAGCATCTCTGACTACACTGTTGGCCAGAACTTGTCTTACGAAGTCCCCACTCCTATCTTCCAAGATATGCAAGTGAACAAGGGTAAGTACTTCGGCGTTCAAGTGAACGACGTTTTGTCATACCAGTCTGACATGAACTTGATGAACATGTTCACAGAAGACGCTGCCAAGCAGTTGAAAATCTCTATTGAAAACGAAGTTTTCTTCAACAACATGGTCACTGAAGGCCCTGCTGCTGCTAACGAAGGCGCTACTGCTGGTGCTATTTCTGCTGCCTACAACTTGGGCACTGACGTAACTCCTATCGACCAAGCCACTCCTGAAAACGTGTTGAAGGGTATCCTGCGCATGTCTACAGTCTTGGACGAGCAGAACGTTCCTGAAGATGGCCGTTGGTTGATTATCAGCCCCTTCGACCGTCATCTGTTGATGCAATCTAACATCGCTCAAGCCTACTTCACTGGCGACGCTCAATCGACCATCCGTAGCGGCAAGATTGGTATGTTGGATCGTTTCACAGTTTACGTGTCTAACTTGCTCCCACGCGGCGCAGCAGGCAAGGCTTTGGTAGCTGGTTTGACTGATCCCGCCACCGGCGGTGCTGTGTCTAGCGCTAAAGCTCGTCGTTTGATGGTCGCTGGTACTAAGGCAGCAATGTCTTTTGCCATGACCGTGAACAAGACTGAGCCTTTGCGTAACCAGACTGACTTCGGCGATATCGTCCGTGGTTTGGCGGTGTACGGTCGCAAGACTGTTAAGCCAGAAGCCTTGGTCACTGCTATCGTTGGCTCTGCCAGCTAATAGAGTGGGGGCTTCGGCCCCCGTTTTTAACTTTTATTTTGGAGATTTAAAATGACTTATTCGACTCAATTTGGTCGCACGCTTGGCGGCTACGAAGCTGCAACAGCTGGTACTACTCAAACTCAAGCCGGTGCTACTGTCTTGACTTCTGCTATTAACTACGTTACTACTGGCAATGCCAGCGACGGCGTTATGTTGCCTGCAGGCTACGGCCTTGGCGAAATTGTTTATGTTGTTAACAGTTCTGGTGTTGCACTAAACGTGTACCCTGCAACTGGCGGCAAAATCAACAACGGTTCTGCTAATGCTGCTAAGGCTTTGGCTGCTAACATGTCTGGTGCTTACATTAGCTTGGGCAGTGAAAACTGGGGCGCTGTTCTCAGCGCCTAATTGGTGGCACAATAAAGGGGCTCTTCGGAGTCCCTTTTACTTTATGGAGAATTGAATGAACGCACTTGAGCTTATGTCTCGCCTTGGTGGCGAAACCCTGAACAACAAGATTCGCGCCAACATTGACGGAAAAATTGTCATTCTTGCTCGTTTAGTTGAGCACGATTGGGTGTACACAGAAGAAGGCCAGATTCTGGCTGATTTGCAGTCTAATATTGATGAAACAAAAACACCATCAAAGTCTCGCAAAAAATCTACTGAACTGGTAGAATCCGTTGAGGCAGCGCCTGAACCTGAGATTACCGAAGTTCCCGCTGAGCCTCAGATCGAACTGTAAGGTACGTCATGAAAGCTCTTAGTGCTTTTTATTCGCGCATTCTGCCCCACTTGCCCGGTTGTCCCGAGCCGGTGGTGGATCAAATGTTGCTGACATCCGCTATTGAGTTTTGTGAAAAATCGCAGGTTCTCAGGCAGAACCTCGATTCAATTTCTACCGTTGCTGATATTGGTGAATACGACTTAGATAGTCCGTCTACTCAACTAATTATTAGTCGTGTTCTTGGCGTAACTGCAGACGGTATCCCTCTTGTCGGCGACATGGCCGAAAGTTTTCCTAGGTACTTACCCGTAGATTCCGGCATCCCTAGTTCTTTTTATGTAGACCGTACAGACTCGCAGTTTGTTCTTCGACTTTTGCCAACTCCAGATGATGTTTATACGTTAGTAACAACAGTTGCGCTGCGCCCGGCTATGACAGCTACGCAGCTTGAAGACGACTTGTATAACCGTTGGATCGAGCCTGTTGTGTCGGGAGCAATCTATCGGGCTATGCTTCTTCCAGATCAGCCTTTTACTAACTACGCCCGCGCTGCGCAGGTACAGATGGAAACGGCTCGTCACATTACAAACTCTCGTATAGAGGGGAACTACGGCCATGTTCGTGGTTCTATGCGCGTTCGTTCACGCCCATTTGTGTAAGGCTATAAATGACTACTTCCGCACAATCAGTTTTACTTCGGGTCGTAGGCACTTTGCAAGACGCTGGAGCTGTCCGCTGGGCAACAAACGAACTTGTACGTTACCTTAATGACGGCCAACGAGACATTACGGTTTACCGCCCTGATGCCACTGCTACAACCGCTACGCTTACTTGTGTATCGGGTACAAGGCAAACTTTGCCTGCTGCAGCATCTAAACTCATAGACATTGTGCAAAATGTTGCAGCAACAAGTAGCAAACAGGTTGTTCGCAAAGTTAATCGCCAAATGCTTGATTCAATAAGCCCATCGTGGCATGTTGCAACTGCTAGCGTTAACATCTCAAACTACATGTACGACCCAATTGACCCTAGGGTTTTTTATGTGTATCCGCCAGCGACTACGTTGGCTCAGCTTTCGACAGTTTACTCAGCGTACCCAACTGACATAACTGAGCCCGCCGACAATACCCTTTACACAGCAGTGAGTGGTAATATAAGCGTTGCTGATATCTTTGCAAATGCGCTTGCAGACTACATTTTGTTTCGTGCGTTTAGTAAAGACGCTGAGTCTACAGCTAACGCAAGTCGTGCTCAGGCGCACTACGCTCTCTACACAACAGCACTTAGCACTGAGCTAAGAGGCACAACTTCTATTGCACCAAGTACGTCTGGAGCTCCAAACCATGGCTGAAAAAATAAAACTAGTTCAAGGTGACGTTGATCGCCCTCAAGTACAGGCAACAATTACTGACGAAAATACAGGCAATATTGTTGATATTACCGGCGCAACCGTGTTGCTAAAGTTTCGTAAAGTTGGAGCAACAATTCTACAAGATACTATAACCGGCACTGTAACTAACGGCGCAGCAGGTCTAGTTGTATTTAGTATGACCACGCTAGCCATGGCTGGCGATCCGGGTGACTACGAAGGTGAAATCCAAGTAGCATTTGCTTCGGGAGCTGGTACCCAAACTGTGTACGATCTTTTAAAGTTTAAGCTGCGCGAAGACTTCTAATGTTAATTCAACCGTCCATTGTTAAGCTTGCAGCCCTTGCCAGTCAGATTAAACTGCATGGTGAAATAACTGCGCAGCAACTTGCTGCTGGTCTTCACGCTGACTTGTTGGATGCGGCCATTAGCTATATTGAGTTACGAGCGGAAGTTGCTTTTGACACTCTTAGCACCGACGCGCAATATGTCTTACTCAAGGCTGACGCTATTGTTGGATTTTTTGTTGAAATTGTTTCGGCAGCAGATACTCAAACGTTATCTGACCAAACAGCATTAAGTATGGTGAAACTAATTTCTAGTTTTGCTAGTCTAGTAGACACTACTGCTTTTGGAGTTACCAAAACTCTTAGTGACAGCGCGTTTGCGGTTGACTCATCTACGTTAATTGACGGCCTTGAATACGGATTTCAAAAGCGTACAGTTGATCAGGTATTAACTAGTGATTTATACAGCGCCAGCATCACTAAACCTTTTACAGATATCTTTTCAATCAACGATGCGCAATTGCGAGACGTAGGTAAAAGCGCAAGCGATTCTGCTAGTACAACTGATACATTAACAAAACAAACGTCATTTGCGCGTTTGTTGGCTGAAACTTCAAACCCTATTGATGTTAGTGCTAAAACAGTTTTACTACTAGAGCCGGTTGGAACTAGTCGTTACGTAGTAGCGGGGTATCTTGTTGATGGGTATGTTGCGAAAGACTCTGCGTTTGTTTATGATCAGATGTCAATTCGAATTCAATCGTATGTTTTGAGCGACTATTTTGCGCAAGATTATGTTGGCCCGACTTTTGGGCCGTATTAAGGGGTTTACATGAAAACAAATGACCAAATCACCGTAGTGGGTACACCCCGCATTGTTTTAAAAGACAAAAATGGTAATGTAAAGCAAGACTTTTCAGTGCCAAATTTAGTTGTTACAACAGGCAAGGGGTTTATTGCCTCCCGAATGATCGGAACAGCAGCCAACGTTATGAGTCATATGTCTGTCGGTACGGGCACAACTGCTGCTGCGGTAGGGGATACTGCTTTACAAACGGAATTGGTTCGGGTTGCTTTGACTAGTTCTGGCGTTGCCGCTGCTGTAGTAACTTACTCAGCAACTTTTGGTACAGGTGTCGGTACTGGTGCAATTACTGAAGCCGGTACATTTAACGCCTCTTCCGGCGGCACAATGCTCTGCAGGACTACGTTTCCAGTTGTTAATAAAGGTGCTGACGATACAATGAGTATTACTTGGACAATCACAATCCAATAAGACCTAATTAAATGAGCACTATTTACACCCGTGCAGGTAAGGGTTCTCCACTTGAATGGGCGGAACTCGATGCCAACTTTACCAATCTGAATACGGATAAGGTAGAGAAGACTTCTGCTGCCATCACAGGCGGCACGATAAACGGCACAACGATTGGAGCAACAACCCCTGCGGCTGGTACGTTTACTACGCTTACTGCTCAGACAGAAGTGCTTACTGGTACAGGACAGAACTTAGTTTTACAAAGTGAAAACTTTACTGTAACTTGGGCTACGTCTGGTTCTGCTGGAACAGGTGCAACTGCAAATGCGGCAACGTCACCAACAGGAACTTCTAACGCTTCTAAAATTTTTGAATTATCTGCTACTGGCGTACACGGCAGAAGTCAAGCAGTAAGCCTTGGGAGAATTATCCCAGTTACTTACTCTATGTATGCAAAAGCATCAGAAAGGACAAAAGTCAGAGTTGATATGTCTGACTTACTTACTGGAGATATATATCAAGATTTTGATTTATCTACAGGTTCAAAAATTGGTTCTGTAGTAAGTTCTGGTAGTTGGGCAAATACTTCTTCTGCAATAATATCTGTTGGAAGTGGTTGGTATAGGTGTTCTATTACTGGCATTGGCGGTAATACGGCTGTAGCAGGAGTTGTTCAACTTTTAGATGCTTCTGGTGCTGTGTCATATGTTGGCAATGGAACGAGTGGTATCTTTGCTTGGGGCGCACAACTTGAACTTGCTTCTTCTGTTGGTACATATATTCCAACAACCACAACAGCAGTTTACGGAACTCCTACCCTATCCTTCTCTGGTGTAGCAAGTGTAGGATTACAGTCTGATGGCTCTCTGTATGCAAGTAGTGCAGGAACAGGTGCTGTTCGTTTTTACACAAACAACATTGGTCAAGAACAAGCCCGTGTTTCCCACACCGCATCAGCAGTCAATTACCATCAACTAACAGGGTCTGCTACAGGCTCTGGCCCTATTCATTCTGTTGCTGGCTCAGACACCAACATAGACCTAAACCTGACACCAAAGGGAGCAGGCGCAGTTAAAGCAACTAATGCAACAAACATGATTGTGTACTCTATTGGGCAAAGTGGGTATGGTTCTTTTTTAGCGCAAGGCTCAACAGGTAACCCCGCATATTATTTTGGTTATTCTGGAAGTTCTGAAGTCGGTCGTATTACGATGGGCGGTAACATTGACTTTGGCACATCAAGTTCTGCTTTGCTACAACTTCGTGTTGCCAACACAGCCTCTGCTGTTAACTATGTACAAGTAACGGGGGGCACTACAGGGTCTGTTAATGGCACAACAATTAGTTCACAAGGCTCTGATGCAGATGTTAATTTAAGAGTTGTACCAAAGGGTGCTGGATATCTTTATGTGAGGCAAGATAGCACAGCAAGTACGGGTATCTTGTTACAAAACAGAAGCAGTACAGGAAGCCCAGAAATGGGAATTCGGTTCATTACTGGTGGTTTTGATTTATCTGACAGTCGGTACGCTGAAATTTCTTCAACTGGCGGCGGTTCTAATACTTTAATATTTAAAACAGGTAATGGTACAAGCCCACAAGAATTTTTAAGAATTGCTGCTAATGGCGATATGACATTAGGCGGCTCAAATACCGCACCTAATTTTAAAATTTTTAGGAGTGGAAGTGCCGTTAATTATTTACAAGTTACAGGGTCGGCTACAGGAGTAGCCCCTGTTCTATCAGCACAAGGCTCCGACACCAACATCCCCCTAGTTGTTCAACCAAAAGGTACTGGTGCGCTACAGGCTCAACAAACAGATTCCACAGCAACAGGTGGTAATGCCCGTGGTACTAATGCGGTAGATTGGCAGACAGTTAGAAGTGGTGCAACTCAGGTTGCCGCTAATACAGGTTGTGTTATTGGTGGAGGTTCTGGCAATACTGCGTCATCTCTTTATTCTGGAGTTGCATCAGGTTTAAGCAACTTATCAAATAATCTTGTAACAATTGTTGCTGGTGGACAATCAAATACAGCAAGTGGCGGATACTCAGCAGTTTTAGGCGGTATAGGCAATACAGTTGCAGGATATATTAGCGTTATTGGTGGTGGCAATACAAACTCTGCCGCAGGTTATTACAATTTTATTGGCGGTGGGTTTACAAACTCAGGAACATCTTTTTCAGCAGTAACAACCCAATCTGCCACTATGAATGGCACTACAGCCGTAACACTTGCGGCTTCTAATGCGTCTATTAAGGTTGGTCAATACATTACAGGTACATCAATCGCTGGCGACACCTATGTATCGGCTATCAGTGGCACATCCCTCACGCTGTCTAAAGTAGCAAGCGGTTCATCAACATCAACCCTATCCTTTTACACCCCACACGGAGTAGTTGTAGGCGGTGGTAACAATCAGGCTACTGGAAGTTACAGTTTCATCGGCGGCGGTGGCGATGCAGGCAATACAGCTAATCGTAATGTGGCTAGTGGGGATTGGTCTACTATTGCTGGTGGTAATAAAAATACCGCCTCTGGTAAAGGCGCATTCATTGGTGGAAACGGTGGTGATGGCGCGGCGTTTTATGGAAACATAGCAAGCGGAATTTCTTCTACAATTGTCTGTGGAACCAATAACACAGTAACAAGCACTGCTGGTTTTGTTGGTGCTGGTATTTCTCACAACAATACAGGGGCCTATGGGTTCATTGGTGGTGGCGCTCAAAATACTGTTAACTCCACCGCTGGTGGAATTGTTGCTGGCTTTAATGGAACAACAAGAAGCGTTAGTGGAAACCATGTATTTCCTGCTTGTGCTGCGCCTATTGCAAACACTTCTGGTGTTTCTCAATCTTCATTACTAGTTCTTGGTCGTCAAACAACAGACGCTACCTCAACAGTTTTAGCAAGTGATGCTAATGCCGCCTCCACAATAAACCAAGTCATCCTACCCAACAACTCTGCATACTATTTCAAAGGCTCTGTCATTGCTAACGTAACAGGTGCGGCTAATGGTGCTTCGTGGTCATTTGAAGGTGCAATCATGCGAGGTGCTAATGCGGCATCGACTGTGCTGATGGGAACACCCGCAATTAACCGAGTGGCGGCAACAGCAGGGGCTACTGCGTGGGTTATCGCTTTAACTGCTGACACTACGAATGGTGGACTTGCTGTGACTGTGACAGGTGCGGCATCTACAACAATACGATGGGTCTGCAAGGCCGAAACAACTGAGGTGACTTTCTAATGGCTATCAATCTTGACCACGTCACGGAACAAATAACGGTAACTGATACTGCGGCTAACGCATCGTTGACTGTAAACACCAAAGGCACAGGTGCGTTTAATATTGCGGCTGGTAGTTCAGGGGTGAATATCAGCAACGGCGGGACTGTTACGGCTATTACAAGGAGTGCTGGTGGGTCTGGTTATACATCAACACCTACGTTTGCAATTTCGGCACCAACTACAGCAGGCGGCGTGCAAGCAACTGCAACCCCAAACTACAACCTTTTTGGACTTGGAATTGTTTCTGGTGGAACTGGTTATAACGTTGGCAATGTGTTGACAATTGTTGGTGGTACATTTACTGACCAATTACAAGTTAGCGTAACAACGGTTTCTAGTGGTGTGATAACAAGCGTTTCTGTAATTACGGGAACATTTGGAATTTACACCCAAATACCACCTTCTAATCCTGCAACGGTTACAGGAGGTACTGGCACAGGCGCTACTTTTAATTTAACTTGGAACTTTAGAGCAATTACTATTGATTCTGCAGGTTCAGGCTACGTAGAACAACCCACAATCACATTCAGCGGAGGTGGTGGTTCTGGTGCGGCGGCTTATGCAACGGTGGGGTCAACACCTACTATTAAATCTACAGCATCAGCATTAAATTTTGCTACAGCTTCTGGTCTTCAGTTACAAGTAGCAGATACATTTGGCGGTACTGTTGCAAATGCCAATTTTTTTATACAGGGTAGAACATCTGCGTCACCTGTCATACAGGTTGTTGGGTCTGATACAAATCTTGGCGCTGTATTTACTACCAAGGGAACTGGGGTATATCAATTTTTTACAAACGGAGCGGCGCAAGAACAAGCCCGTATCAGCCACACAGCATCCGCAGTCAACTACGTCCAATCAACAGGTGCGGCTACTGGCTCAGGGCCAACGATAAGCGCACAGGGAAGTGATACAAATATTAGTTTTAACATTGCAA